ATGAAATCAACAGGAATTGTAAGGCAAGTAGATGCTTTAGGGAGAATAGTATTGCCTAAGGAGCTAAGAAAATTATTGAAGATAGAAACAAAGGATCCGATTGCTATATATGTTGAGGAAGACACCATCATCCTTAAGAAGTATGAGCCCGCATGCTTATTTTGCGGGCAAGCCAGAGGAATATCACAGTTTAAAGGCAAAAATATCTGCTGCAGGTGCATTGAGGATCTTCAATCTCAATAATATCTATCTTGGAAAAACTGTGCCATTGAAATTCCATCAGATAATGCGATATAATACAAACAAATGTTCGTATAAAAGAAGGTGATGGTATGGTAATTAACAGAAGCATAGAAATGATAGCACATAACAAACCTGATGGCAGCATAAGACCGCTCAGGTTTCGCATGATGGAGGAAGATGAGCTACAGGTTATCAAGGTAAACAAGGTCTTCACAAGCCGTGTGGAGAAGATTGACGGCAAGCTAACTTATGTGTTCAACTGCATGGTTTCTCCGCGTGGTTTGAATCATATGTGCGAGATCAGGTATGATCTAGCGACTACTAAATGGATTTTGCATAAGATGTAAAATTGAATTCAATTTGAAGTCACAAGAAGAGTAGTGATTAGCCATTCTAAAAATCACGAAAATTGAGAAATTCAATTTATTATTGAAAGTTCATTATTAAATGAGATATAACGCAAACGGATATTCATGTAAATACAGTATTGGAAAAAGGATATTTACAATTCTCATGATTTCTTTCAAGAACTATTCTCGTTGATGCGTTAGTATTGATGTCGAGGGTGGAGCATTTGTTAGATTTTATTGAAAAAAATCTGTTTAAAGAGAACATATGTATGGTAAAATAAATGTATCTAACTTGAAAAGGAGCAAAAAATAATGGTGGATGTAAAATATGAAGATTTAAATGAGGTCCAACTTCCCCTTGATCAAGAGGGTAAAATCATAGATTTCTTGGAGGATGGTAAAAGCAGACCGAATACTCCAGAGGAAAGAAACAGACAAATATATGCTAATATTCTAGTAAATGATTACAAGTATGATAGAGATACTTTAGCATTTGAAGTGCCAATACAGTTCGGACGAGATGATAAAAAAAGAGCTGATATTGTGGTTTTTCGTTCAAAGCAAGCTTGCCAACAAAGAGATTTAACTAATGTTAAATTAATTGTAGAAGTTAAAGCGCCTGATATTATTTCAGGTGAAAAACAGCTACAATCTTATTTGTTTGCAACATCTTCTGAAGGCGGGGTTTGGTATAATGGCCAAGTTCGATATTATAAAAAGAATGCAGAATCTACTTCTTTAACGCTTTTCCCAGGCATACCCAAGAAAAGCCAATCCTGGGACTCGATTGGGCTATATAAAAAATCGGATTTAATAAAACCTGTAAATCTAAAGTCTGTATTCAAGAAATGCCATAACTCTATATATAAAACTGGTATTAATTCAGAAGATGTAGCTATGGATATGGTTCGCATTTTATTATCAAAGTATACCGATGAAACAAATCTAGGAGATGATTGCGAGTTTAGATGTACCCCAGAAGAATTAAAAACTGCGGAGGGAATTAAAAATGTCGCAACTAGAGTTAGAGACTTATTTGAACAAGTAAAAAACGAGAATCCTGATGTTTTTAGCCAAAGTGAAGAAATAACATGTGGTGATGCTGAAATTGCTACGGTTGTAACACAATTACAACAATATTCATTCTTAGAAGCCCCATATGATGTAATAGGAACTGCTTATGAAACTTACGTTTCAAGTCATTTAAAGGGGGAAAGGGGACAGTTTTTTACAAATAGATTAGTCATAGATCTAATGATTAGCATGATTGATCCAAATGAAACAGATAAAATATTAGAAATAATCATGCAGAGATTGATACAATTTAATGATTGCCGTTGGTCGCTGCCGCTTGCGGGGTAAGTTGGATTATGTAGGGTAAGTTATAAATGTCGGGTTCTGCCCGGCTGTTTTTATAAGCGGAGGTACTATGAAAACCTATTTGATAAAAGAGCAGATTGCCGACTATGAAAAGCTCTGTCACGAGCGGAATACCGACCGGTACCTCACTCCTGACGGAATCAGCTTCATCTGTGAATCCTACAACTATGACGCGGAGAAAATTGGTAAGCACTTTCAGGAACTGCTGCCGAAGATATGCCCGGAGAACAATTATGATTGACGGCGTGACGATTGACATTCTGCGTCATACGATGAAAATATTGATCAGCGAGATGTACTCAAAAACTACTGACCTTGACACGGACCATTACTCCTTGGACGACCTTGTTAATCAGGTAATATTTGAGCTAATTAAGGAAGAATACAAGAAGTATGCCCCGCGTCATACTATACAGCAGTATCTTTCTATTTATGATGTTGACGCAGATAATCGTAAATACACCCGTTCTATACAGTACGGTCAGCATTATCGAGACATTGATAACGCGCAAATAGAAGAGCAGTATCAATTTCGTATATCAGAATTAGAGCCTCAGGACATGGGCGGTCAGAATGTGTTTACTGGTCATCAATATACGGAACAAGAATTTCTGGGATACAAAATGCAAGCAGAATGCCGACTTCTGAATAAACTACATGGTCATCAGATAGATAATTCTAAAAATGTGTCTGAATCTGATTTTCAAACCCTGTTCGATGAGTATTCAAAGTGTATTGATGCTCTTGAACCTGCGGTAAATGAGATTGAGCATATAGTTGGCAAGACATATGCTTATTACGGTATAGAAACTCACTTTCTGACAGAATTCCTGTATCGACTTACTATCGCTGCCGAGCGGCAAAGGTTTCCCAATATCATTCCCGTTGATAGAATACTGTCTGTTTGCAGTATTACTGAAATTATTCCCGCAAACAGCTGGTGTCCAGTAGTGTATTTCGCAGACAATTGTATGCTGTTAAGGTGGAACTCATTCTGTGATGACATTTTTTCTGATACCGACGAACAGTGGCTTCAAAAAGAGTCCTACCTGATAGATTGTAAGCGGATAAAGAACATCATTTTGCAGAGAAGCTTAGATAAATGGGTAGAATTTGTTCATCGATGCCATCTTCAAGAGAAGTCTGATTTTGTGATAGAGCATTATTGGATATGGGACAATAGGCCAGAATTCGAGTGGACGCCGGAGCGAATTCGGTATTATCGTAAGTTACACAAGGCTGTGTGTAGGGATTTTCCAAAACCCCACGTCAAATAAACACATCCCGTTTTTTGATAATGGAGAGAAAAATCTTTCTGATATAATTTGCAGTATAAGGAAAAACCGGTTCCTTCCTACAATCATTTATTATCGGAGGATTATATTATGAACACACAGCAATCAGTACCCATCAGAAAAGAGTGGGCGCTCTCACTCCTTGATATCTTGCGATTCTTTTTACAACATTCTGTCATTGAGTATGATGGGACCAATCGAATGGCAAAGGTCAATTATAACGGCCCAAGCGGTTGGAAGTTTTCGTTGAACACCTCATTCCAGCCAATAATTGATGCCCACCTTATTGATGATGAAAGCGAGGAGGAATAAGCATGGGAAGAACGAATGAAGAAAAGAGCTTGCTGGCAAAACTTGCCAGCGGTGTGTTGGATGGGTTTGTCGGTGACGATCTTACTACTTCCGGAGGCTCGACTGTCTGGAAAGCAATCAAAAACGGGATTCCCGCAAATTACAAGCAAGGCCCCGGTGGAAAGTTTTTCAACGGAAAGGAGAACGAAAGGTATGTAGGCGTTTTGCATACGCTGGAGGAATGGATAACAGACGATGAAAAATTGGAATTCCTCCAGAAATTCGGATGGCTTATGCATGACGATGACGTAAGAGCCTATAGTGCCAAGTTCAAACCCAAGAAATAAACAAAAATAACTAAAGACGCCTCCCAACCGTAATGGTTGAGAGGTGCCGTTGTTTTTGTGGCCTTATGCCCTTATCTCAGTCCCGTCTTTGAAGGTCACCCGGACATCATCCTTACTGTAGACCGTCATGAAATCTGCGAGGCTATACCAGAGTGCGTGTTGAAATTCGGTCACGCCATCCAGTCGCTTAAGCTCACCGAGAAAGACCTCGATTGTCGCCTGCCGTGCCTGCTTGTCGCCTATTTCCCCAGTGACCGCTTCCAGCCGAGTTTTAGCTTTATCGAAGCGATCGGTCAAACCGTTGTAACGCTTCTGATAGTCAGCTTGGTCGAGGGCGATGTGGGCATTCTCATTAATGCACTGATGCATGAGCTCGGAGACCACCATAAGTTCGTCCTGTAGATTGTCTTGCTCTACAATCAGATCGCCCAGGTCAAAGGCCAGATCCTTGGCATCCTCAAATGCTGCGATGATTTCGTCTTTATCGGCTAGCAACTTGCGCAGAGCCGATAGGTAAAAGTCCTGTATTTCATCATTCGTCAGATTCGGCGTTGTACAAATCTCGTCATTTTTGAATTTGTGATTGCAGCGCCAGATGGTGCGGCGGTATTTGTCGGTGGAATGCCAGACCTTTGAGCCGTACCAGTTTCCGCATAGACCGCATTTTATTCGGCCAGAAAACAAATGAACGCCGCTGTGTCGGCCACGGCTTTGGCCACGGCGTGCCAGTTCACGCTGGACCATATCGAACACATCAGGGGTGATAATTGCCGGGTGGTTATTCTTCACATAATATTGTGGGATCTCACCCTCGTTGACCTTTTTCTTCTTGGTGAGGAAATCAACTGTGTAGCTTTTCTGTAGTAGCGCATCGCCTCGATACTTCTCATTTGTAAGAATGCTGCGAACCGATCCAGCGTTCCAGCGTTCTTTACCGCCTGGTGAAAGCACACCATCAGCGGTCATTGTGGAAGCGATACCGAAGGGTGTCATGCCCTGAAGAAATAAGCTGTATATGCGCTTAACCGTAGCGGCCTGCTCCGGATTGACAACTAAATTGCCGTCCTCGCCGCGGTCATAGCCGAGAAACCGGTTGAACGGCACGGTGACCTTACCATCTGCGAAGCGCTTTCTCTGGCCCCAGGTGACGTTTTCTGAAATGCTACGGCTTTCTTCTTGCGCCAGTGAAGACATGATGGTTATCAGCAGTTCGCCCTTACTGTCCAGGGTCCAGATGTTTTCCTTTTCAAAATAAATCTCGATCCCTTTTTCTTTTAGCTGACGGACAGTTGTAAGGCTGTCCACCGTGTTTCTTGCAAAGCGGCTGACGGACTTTGTGACGATCAGGTCAATCCGTCCGGCAAGAGCATCAGCTAGCATGCGCTTGAAACCCTCGCGGTGTTTGGTGTTGGTACCTGTGATGCCTTCGTCGGTATACACCTCGACAAACTCCCAATCATCACGACTCTTGATGTAGTTGGTGTAATAATCGACTTGCGCCTCGTAGCTGGTAAACTGCTCATCACTGTCTGTTGAGACGCGAGCATAACCAGCCGTGCGGCGCTTTTTATTTTCGTTAATTGGCGAAGACGTGAACCGGCTGATTGTCGCCGGTATAGTCGTTACGGTTTTGGCCATTTCTTTTCACTCCTTAGTTCTCTCATCCTTTCACTAGCTGCCGCTCGGCGCTCATCGGTCCAGCTGGCTCTAATTGCTTGGGTTTGCTTTTTACGGCGTTCTTCAGTCCATTTTGTACCTTTTCGTTTTTCCTTGAAGCTCTTTGTGACCTCATGCCCGTCGCGATAGTGGAAGGTTACGGTGTTACCAAGCACTGCAGCGTATTCGAGCTGGTTGTCCATGACTGTCTCGTCAAAGGAGTCGAGCGCAAGTACATCTGTGACAAGAGCTTTCATGGTTTCATCCCTAATGGAGACCTTATCGCAAACACCTGCTGGTCCTGTACAATGCCACGTGCGCACTCGGCTACCATCCTTCATCACTTTGGACTGGCAGCGATAATTCGAGCTACATTGCCCGCAACGTATGAAACCGGTGAACTCGTTATAGGTGGACTTGTTGGGATTGGTTTCTTTGCGTTTGTGTAGCTCTCCCCAGAGGCGCCTTCGTTCCGGTGTCCAACAATCGGTTCTAGCGGTGGATTCCCATGTTGTGGTGACCATACGACCATCGTAAAAGCGAAACTGTAGCGTGTCAGCGCTAACCATATAGATTTCCTCGACCTGCTCGCTGAAGGCAACATCATCGAACTCAGTAAGCCCCATAGACTCGGCGGCAACTTTCTGGAGCATCTTTTCCGGGATGTTTTTAGATCCACATGTGCTGGCACCTTTCTGGCTTTTCGTCAGGCAGGTCCAGATGTAGTAAACCTCACCGGCGGTATTTCGTTTTCCGCTCCGGCGGTAATGCTTGCCGCAAATGCCGCAGGTGATTTTTGTAGAAAAGGCTGTCAGGTTCAAGGACTTATTGCCGAGTGGCCCTAAGTCGCGTCTGCGCTTGAACTCAGTTTGTACCTTCTGAAACTCATCCATCGGAATGATGGCTTCATGGGTATCTTCAACATAGAACTGTGGCAGTTCGCCTCGATTCTTTTTGCGGTGCTTGGTGATTGGGTCCTCAACATATTCCTTCTGAAAGAGCATGTTCCCGGTGTAGGTGATGTTCGTCAGCACTACCTTGACATTGGAATCCACCCATTCTTTGCCTTGGCGAGTGTACAGGCCTTTCTCGTTAAGTATCCGACCGATCTCAATCCTCGATGCGCCCTTCATGTATTCCCGGTACATGAAGCGGACGACTTCAGCCTCTTCAGGAATTATGGTGAGCTTATCATCAATCCATTCATAACCGAACACCCGCATCTGGCCATTTGGGATACCCTTCTGGAAGCGTTTGATCGTACCCCATTTGACATTATCTGAAATACTTCGGCTTTCTTCCTGCGCGAATGAAGCGAGTAGTGTTAACATCAACTCGCCATCCTCCGAAAGGGAATCTATCTGCTCCTTTTCGAAGCGGACCGAGATTCCAAGGTCCTTAAGGTGGCGGACGGTGTTCAGAAGGTCAACTGTATTTCTGGCAAAGCGAGAAATTGACTTCGTGATGATTATGTCAATTTTTCCGGCTTCGCAATCCTCAACCATGCGCCTAAATTCATCGCGCTTGCTGGTGCCGGTACCACTGATGCCGTCATCTGCATAAACGCCTACGTATTGCCAGTCCGAGTGCTTCTGTATCAGCTCGCTGTAGTGGCTTATCTGAGCTGATAAAGAATGGTTCAATCGCTCGGTTTCCATTGATACTCTGGCGTAGGCAGCTACTTTCTTACGAACCGGCATTAGAGGTATTGCTGGCTCAATTTTGACTATTGTTTTCAAGTGAAATCACTCCTTTCCAACCATATACATCACTCAGAAAAGCAGTTAAGTCAACGAGTTTCGGACAGTAATGTACCCAAATCTGGCTGGAATTTTTCGAGTAGATTTGTATCAATTACGACGTATTCTTCCTGCGTCAGAAGCCCTTTTTCAAGAAGTACTTTAGCCATCGAAATTGCCACCTGATAGCGCTTTTCAGCTTGAAACTGTATCTCAGTCATGTGACTCACCGCCTCTAAAGCGAGCAGCTATATAGCAGCTGTGGCAGCAATATTTGCGGCTGGAATTACCGTAGGCTGTGAATTGATTCCCGCAGTAGGCACAAGTGAAGGGGTATATCGCTTTTCGTTTGATCTGGTCCGGGTGTGTGTTCCACCACTGTTGACGGCAGTCTGAGGAGCAAAACTTCAGCTTTTTTCTGCCTGGAATCTGATCCAGCGGCTTGCCACAGCATTGGCAGAAGCTCTGGTCCGGTGAGATTCGAGCATTGCTTTGTGCTTTGACACCAGCAAGATCGTGAGCGCGGCAGTATGCCTTTACATTATCCTTTGTGAGACCGACCGCCTTGGCAATTGTTGTATAGCCATAACCGTCTTGACGCATGACGGTTATTCTCTCTTTTTGTTCATTTGTCATCGCTTGTCCTCCAATCTGAGAACTTCCGTCCTCACTATCCAATGGAGGTGAACAAGCTGATTGAACGAAAAAGCGGCAAAAAAATAATGCCTACCGAAAGACGATTCTCTCGATAGGCATTACGCTGTAGTTACTCGCTGTATTTAACAAAAGCATCCGTGAAGCCAGCTGCCTTGACTTTGCAAAGCATGGCATCGGCATTCGCCTTGACAGAAAACGCGCCAAGTTGGATACGGTAGTATTTCTTCGGCTCGACGGGAGCAAGACCTGATTTTACATCAGCTCGGAAGGTATCCATCGATTTGCCATGCTTCGGAAACCAGTGCATGACGTCCCCGTGGTTGCTGGCAATGCCAAGCTTATGGCCCTCTGAGTGGCAGATTATATCCCTTTCGGTAAGCCCATATTGTTTGCAGAGATAGACGGAAAGCTCCACGGCTTCCTTGTAGACTGCTGCAAAATAAGACGGGTCGCTCAGGTTGTCTTCGCAGATCTCGAAACCGATGTGGGTATCGTTGGCTGAATCCCCAGCATGCCACCCTCGGTGATTCCATGGAAGGGTCTGGTATGTTGCGGTGCTCCCGTCAGCCAGTTTGCCGATGAACGCATGGACACAGACTTTTCTTCCGTCAGGCTTGTCCTGGTTCCAGTGGTTGCCGTATAGATTCTTCCCTAGCAGTCCGTCGTCAGGACCGACATAGCGCTTCAAGAAAGGATTGTTGGCCCCGGTCGAGTGGACCATGATGCCTTTAGGTTCGATTTTCCCGCCGGCTTTGTAGCAGGCGTTTTCCGTCAGGATGAGTTTTCTTAAATTCATTTTGTATCCTCCTTGTTGAGCTGTTCCAGAATGCCCCTGAGCTTCTCAGGGATAGGCAGCCCGATTTTAGCTGTGTTCTCCAGGATGCTGATGCCTTCGTTGGAAAGGTAGAAGAAAATGACCGCTGTCCGGATGGCACCGCCGTTCTGGATCAGCTTGGAATCGATGATGTGTCCAACAGCGACTAGGGAAAAGATAAGCACCTTCTTGAAGATTCCCCTGAAGCCCACTTCGCTTGAGAGTCGCTTTTCCAGGACAGCTACCATGATGCCTGTGATGTAGTCGATGACTACGAATGCCACCAGGGCATATAGGAAGCCGTCCCATCCACCCAGAAAATAGCCAATGTAGCCACCGATAGCGGCAATGATGATTTGAATGGTGTTGATGATGTCTTTCATTGAGTTCCTCCTCAAATATTAAAGGACCTTGAAGGCCCTCTTGAATCTGGTTTTATGGAATTGAGACGGCATAGATTTGGACGCCATCGTAGCCGACATCGCCGCTGCCATCTTTTCTGTAGGTGATTTTTAGTGTATGCGATCCCGCGATCAAAGTTTTCTCGATATATCTTGATACGACAGTGCCTGCCAACTTTCCTGAGATATCCACATCATCGATGTAAACATAGGCCCAATCATAACTAGCGCTCTCTGTTTCACATCCTACCCAGATCGCAAATTTACCCTCACCGCTTGTGAATGTCCATGTCAGCTGCTTCGTAGCATTAGCTGTCCCCTTGATGCGCAAGGCTGATGTAAAATCGGTCGATATTGCCACGGGTACAAGGCTTTTCGTTGCGTCACCAAATAGCAGATCGAAAAGGGCATCCGGTTTATAGATATTGTTCCAGGGATAGTTTGTACCAACCATGCTGACCCGGTACCATATACCAGAGGGTTCATGATAGGTCGCTAGGTATTGATAATTGGTGTTGTATAAGAACACTGTTTGTCCATTACTAGGAGTGGATGGGAGTTCTGTCACAATTCCAATGCCGCCGCCACCGCCTAATGAAGAGATTACAAGGGTTTTGAGTTCATCATCTTGATCGATCGTTATGTTAGTCCCTGGTGCTAAGGTGACATCTCCGACTATGGCATTGCCACCTGTCCTCTTAATGCTCGAGACCCTTGGGATGGTTGTATGCAGGTCAGCAGCATGCCTTTCCTCGTTGTAATACTGGGGATGGTCGTCTGCATTCAAGCCTTGCAGTGAGCCATGGGTATGGTTATGGCTCACCCCGGCAGGGCTTTCGGTTGAAGGGGTTGAGAGGGAGCTGTTCTGCGTGAACATCGACATTCGTTCAACCAGCTGGTTCATCCGGATTTCATGCTCAAGCATGATATTGTTTAGCTCCAGGACATAGCTTAAAGCACCTGATTCATCTTCCTCGCAGGTGATTCCTTTGACCCTGACTTTCCCGTCAAAGCCTTCCGTGTCGCTTCCTTCCGGTGGAATGTACCAGCCGATCCAGTCGCCCATCATGAAGGTTTCAAAAGGCTTGAGTTTGACGCCTTCAGAGTCTATGAATTTGATGACGGTTCCCTGAATGCCCCAGCTGACCTGCGCCGCCCCTCGAAGGAACAGCTGCCCATAGTCCTGGAGCTTTGCCCAGTCGCTGGGGATATTCCTCGCCTGGAGGTATCCTTCGCGCCTGCCCCAGTCCGTCTGACTTGTGGGGTGCGCCGTCTCGATGAGACTTCCGCTTTCGCCTTCGACCAGGAGGGCGTTGGTCATGTTTGCGCTGTCGCTCTGGTTCTGGTGCTTGACGATTGCCTGACCCGGCCGGTATTTGACCGTATCGTATTTATCCGCACCTTTTGCTTTATATAGCTTCAAATGCAGCGTCGGTGTCATCTCGATATCGAAAAGGCCCATGCCTTCGCTGAGTTTGGTGGCTACCTGGGAGAGCGGCGTTCCTGCATGGAAGGAAAGGGTCGTAGAATCCTCGAACGGATTTCCCAACGTGTCCGCATCGGCAGTCCAGTCTACGGAGACGCCGGTAAGGCAGCCCCTTTGCTGGGCTTCCAGAAGAAGCTGGCGCAAGATAGCACCGCCGTGCATATCGGTAAAGGTCCTCTCCAGCGTGGCCGGATGCGGCATTCCTTCCGGATACACAACTCCCCGGTCAAGGAGGGAAAGGACGCCCCTGCCGCTCACCTCGATCATCTGCTGCTCACCCTCATCTACATAGGATGGACGCCTTGATTCGATGATCCATTTGAAAATGTCGATGCCGTCAAGCCGGCACAGGATGAAGTTCTGATCGGTCACATAATCCCGGCTTCCGCCTTTGTCATCAAACCTGCTGATGGCAAATTTGCCGCTGCCGGGGTTGTTCAGGAGCACCTGAAAAGACTTGCTCTTGGCACCGCTGAGCTGGCACAGGATGCTGTTGGGATTGTTCTTGTCGCAAACGAAAAGCTCGATACCGATATCATCGGCAGGCTCTGCGTCATATACCTCGATACCGATAACATTGCTGTAGCGCACCCCGGGAGGATTTGGTTCTGTGAGCGCAACCTTGACTGCGCCGCTTTCAGCCTCCTGTGGGATCTGGAAAACGATCTTATCCCAGCTCCAGGAGATGATATTGCAAAGGTGGGTGCCAAGATAAACATGGCCACCATAGCCGCGTACGTACCTGTCAGCATTAAGCGGGTCTGCTTCGGCTTTGAAGCCGAACCCGTTTCCATAGATGGTTACAACCGAGCCTTCTGAAGCTCTGGTAGTGGACAGCCTTTCAATGAAAGGAAACGGAGGGTCGCTTGTGATGTTCTCGTAATCATAGATCGATCTTTGGTTTGACCACACAGGACCGTATTTCGAGATATTTTCATACTCATACAAAACGCGCTTCTTTTTCCATAGTGGACCGAATTTTCCGATGTTTTCGTAGTGATAGAGTCCGCGCTTTTTGCTCCATTCAGGTCCGTATTTTCCTATGTTTTCAACCTGATAAATCGCTCTTTTAACAACTCCAGCAGAGATTTTCACTGTCCAAATATCCGAAATAGCAATTCCTGAGTTGTTTTGTGCATTGACTCTCCAGTACCACCAGCCATCGGGTAATGCTGGCGAGGGAGTCCAGTTCTTCGTTGTCCCATGAGGGATATTAGTAAAGCTTTGGGTTTGTTTCCAAGCTGAGTTGAAGTAACTCACTTTATCTATTTCAATGGTGACAATATCAGCCGACTCTTTAAGCAAGTAAAAATCGTTTATTCCTCCTTCACAAGGAATATCTATTTCCACTCCTGGACAGTCGAATTCTGTTAAGTCGGTGAAGGGAACCCCGTCATGCTCCGCTGGGTCATATACATAGCCGCAGATTCCACATTCATAAAGAAGTTCATTTGGATCTTCATAGACTGCGGAAAAAGTCGGTGTTCTTGAACCAAGTGTTGTTCCTCCTAGCGGTTCGAGCAGGGTAATCTTAGGTAAACTCATCTATTTCACCCGCCTTTAAGTCCAGCTGCCAACAGTTGCGATTAATCTACCGGCATCAGGACCTAAAATCAGAAGAGGCGGTTCCAAAGCATTCCTTACATAAATGGCACTACTTAACGATCCAGGACCTATGCTTGCGATATCCAGGACCGTTGTCCATGGTCCCGTTTCAGAAAAGGACAAGGCAAAATCCTTATGGTTCAATTGAAGATTGACATTATTCGCAATTTTACTTGGGCTTGTATTCAGTACTTTCAGAGCTTTAATGAGGGTCGTTCCCTCGGGCCTATCAGCCCAATCTGTTAATGCAGTGAGTTCATTCCCGTTAATGTCACAGAATGTTACATCATCAACAGTTTGTCCGGCGGCTTTCCTCCCGTAGAAATGGATTCTTTTGATTCGAGGAGGTCTAAAATAATAGCTATTTGTTTGAACTACAACCCTCACCGTTTTCTTTGGTTCTGAAAATGAGACTGCTTTGATAGCCGTTCTCCAGGAATTTGCATCCGGATTATTTACTTCAGGAACTCCACTGGGGAAAGATGCAACTTCCCATGTGCCATCCTGGCCGTTTGTTGTATCGTTGCTGCCTTCAAGCCGATACAGTTGAAAGGTTGCGTCACTGGCTGCTCCGCTGACCATCATTGCTTCGATTTCCCTCATCTCGGGGAAAAAGAACCAGGTGGTTATATAAGTTGTATCGCCAAGACTCAGTATGTCATTTGTTCCTTCAGTAGTATTAAGGCCCACAAGCTGATCTTCTGTCAGCCAGTTCGTGAGACAGCATGAATATCCTTTCTCATAAGCTACAGCCGTTCCATCAATGTCATAGGGCATTCTATGTGATACTATTTCTGAATACATTTGTTCACCTCCTAGAAGAATGCGGGGTAGTATTCCAGTTTGATGCTGCCGCCCGACACTCCATTCGTAATTCTCAATTGGTTGTAGCCGCTGTTAAAGAGCAGCCAATAGGCATCGCCGCCATGTCTGATTGCAGAGAGCATGTTGGTGCTACCCTTGGTGCATTTGAAATCACCGGTATTTATGATGACGCTCTCGCCTGGGGCGATGCTTCCCTGATACTGCAGCCATACATCGTTGTCCAGGCATTCAAGCTTGGGAGATTCCATGGGGCCGGTAAGGGTAATGGTCGCATCGGTTACCGGGGCAGTACCGGGATTCTGGTGGCTCCATTCCTGTATCAGGGAAGCCACTGCCTTGGTCTCGGAAATGGCCAGCGGATCATAGAAGAAAGGATCGGAAAGCATGAACTCCACAGCGAACTTGGCATATCCTGTCTGTGTCTTCCCGAAAGTAACGGGGCGGTACACCTCGGCTATGGCTTCACGGACAGTACCGTCAGGAAGGATCCGTTTCAAAACAAACTGCCCCAGCTTTCCGAATACGCTGCTGAGGTAGTCAATATTTTCATAAAGGACGTCATTCTCGCTCTTGCCGCTTGGAAGCTTTCCGGTAAGGGGATCCAAGCCGCGAACCCACATGGGGAGCATGACGATCCGTTCTTCATATCGCTTTTTGATCCATCGTTTCCCGTTTTGGAAAGGCACCTGAATGTTGTTGCCCCTAAGCCCTGGTGTCCCCAAACCCTCAGGGACTTCAATCACTGACCAGGCTTTGGTGTTCAGGCTCACGCCATTAAATTGCCATGTCTGTCCGTTCAAATCCTAATTCACCTCCCGTTATCCCAGCCCGTAGGACTGCCTGAGCAGAACCCTGCGGGTGCTGTCAGACGCCGCTTCCGGCTTCGGATTATTGATCGTTATGTCGTAGTTGTTTGTAACATTGCCGCTTTGAACCCCTGGTTCTGAAACTTTTGATTGAGCACCCACTCCAACCTTGTGCAGTGCTTTTGCCATGATCTCGTCCAGTTTTTCGATGGGAACCACGGCTTCAGTGCCGGCTTCACCAACGCCGATCACGCTGGGGCTGGAGAAGATTCCGCCCGATGAATACCAGTTGACCCCGAGCTTTGGGATCTGAGGTGGATTCAAGCTGAACTTGCCTGTGATCTCAAAATGGGGAAGCTTGATGTGGGGGATCTTTATCTCAGGGATCTTCAGGTTTCTGAAGAAGCTGGCAATGGCGTCAATTGCTCCCTTTACGGTATTCCGCGCGGCATTGATGGGAGTCTCGATGGCGGATTTTATTCCGTTCCAAATGCTTGAGGTTACGGATTTGATAGCATTCCATGCGCCGGAGATCACATCCTTGATGACATTGATCTGAGTGGATACCAGATTCTTGATTAAGTTCAGTACACCGCTAATGATGCTTCGGATGCCGTTCCATAGGCTGGAGGTAACATTTTTGATGCCTTCCCACACGCCTTGCCAGTCGCCCTTGATCAGGCTCGTCACAACCTGAATAATTCCCTTGATCACGTTAAGGGCGGTGGTGACCACGGAGGATACGACATTGAAGGCGGCTGAGATGACCGCCACGATGTCGTTTCCGTACTTATTCCAGATGGCGCTTGCCACCTGAACGAAGGCGGCTATCAACGCGCGGATCGCTTCAAACACGCCCGCCATCACGGCTTTGACTTGGTTCCAGATGGTGATGACGCTGTTCCTGAAATTCTCGTTGTTGCGGAACAGCAGCACGAATATTGCGATGAAACCGGCGATGGCGGCAACCGCGATGCCTACCGGCCCTGTGATGGCTGCGATGGCAGCACCGACCGCCCCGGACGCACCGCCTGCGGCAGCCATAGCCCCGGAAATCGCCCCAAAGGTGGTGGTGAGTGTCCCGACAACAGAGACTACCTTACCGACCACCAGCAGGACAGGTCCAAAGGCCGCGGCAATCAAGACGATCTTCACGATCATTTCCTGCTGTTCCTTAGAAAGACCCTGGAACCTATCCATCAGGGGTTTGATTGTCGCGATCAGCTTCTCCAGGATGGGGATCAGGATCTGTCCGAACTGGATGCCGATCTGCTGGGCTTGTTCCTTCATTGCCCTGATCTTATTGGTCGGGCTGTCCATAGTCCTTGCCAGGTCGCCCTGGGCATTCTTCGTGGCTTCCATGATAGCCCCATAACGGGCCTGAACCTTCTGGGCTTCAGTCAGCTGTTCGCCTTGCTTGGCGATTCCGTGGGTATAGGCATAGGTTTTGACGGTGGTGTCGTTGACCAGGATACCCAGCGCCTTTAATGGCTCCGCCTCGCCGGATATACCTGACTTCAGCTTGTTGAAGGCTTCCTCGGGATTCAGGTTATAGAAGGAAGCCATGTCGTAGGAAAGCTGTGTCAGACCCTCTGACATCTCCAGGGATTCATCCGTAGCAAGCCCCATGGAGGTGAGCATGGAATTATAGGTGGCCATATTGTTTCTGACGTTGTAGGCATTCAGCCCGAGGGCCTTGGATGTTTCCTCCGACCATTTCCTTGCATCGTCCGCCACGCCGCCCATGGCCACCTCGAAGAGGTTCTCTGACTCCACGGCATCCATGGCCATTTTTGTTGCCGCCGTGCCGATCCCGAGAAGCGGTAGCGTTACAGCTGTGGATAGGGTCTTTCCGGCTGAGGATATTTTGTCGCCCACAGCCTTCATCTTTGCCCCGGCTTTGTCCATGCTCTCAGAAAGGGAGTACCAGGCGGAACTCTTGGTTTTCAGCTCCTCCGTAGTCGCCTTGAGTTCCTGCTGCATCTTGCCAAGCTCCGCATTGGCGTAGTTCAGTTTGATCTTCAGGTTCTCCGTGGCTTTGGCATCAGCGCCTTTTTTCTCAACGCTCTCCTGGTAGCTGCGGGAAAGGGCCGCAACCTTATCCTTTTGAAGGTCGACCTGGCGGCTTAAGCTGTCCGCTTTGAGCTTCAATCCGTCCGTGGATTTTCCGAAGTCCCCGAGTTTAGAGCTTGCTGCTGCAAATTCGCTCTGGACTACCTTCAGGCTCCGTTGGATCTTGCTTACGCCCTCCTGGAAGCCACTGTCGTCAAGGCCGATCCTTGCCACTACGGTGCTATTGTTTCCTGTCATTTATCTCACCTCCCTTAGAACAGAATGTTGTCGATGGTGTCAAGATCCGAATGCTCATTGATTCCGTTGACCGTCTTGTAGACCTTGAAAAGAGCCTGGAGCTTTTTGGGGGTGCTGCTCCAGAATTGCTCCTCGCTCATCCGCAGGAGGTTTGTCCCCAAATAGAAAAGCCACTCCCAGTCCCAGCTTGCGGAACTTAAGTGGCTTTCAATTCCCCCGGGACGTCTTCAGCCTCCGGCATTGACATGTTGAGCGCTTGGTTGATCGCTGTGCCGAGGCTTTCCAGGTCGCTCAACCCCAATTGTTCGCCGATGGCCTTAAGGGTGACGCTGTCATCCTCGACTTTTACTGCGGAGTAGATCAGCGCCCTGACCGCCTTGATCTTCATGTTCTGCAAATCCTCAAAGGCGGCGTTCAGGTCGCCGTAAACTTCCTCCAGTTCGCAGAAAGTGTTCATGTTGAGCTTCAGCTCGTACTCCTTATTTCCGAGCTTGAATTTGATGCCCTTGTTCTTCAGTTCAGATGCCTTCAAATATCATCACCCCTTTCTAGACTGCAGGTGTCGGCTCGGCCGGCACTGCGGTAAACCAGGCTGCGATGATCGTCGGGTCTGCGCCGGCTTCATCTTCGTCCGCGATGAACCTGAAATTGCCGTCAAAGTCCCTGGAGAAGAAGGTGCCTTTAAGCTTTGCGCTTTTCGGGGACGGCTTTTCAGCTTCAGTGTCGTACTCGTCCGTAGCCAGCTCGAACTTGCCTTTCAGGAGCCATACGTAGCGGTACTTGCCGTTGTGCTTCTTCGATTTGAAGCCCAGCGCCAGGGTCGGGGCGATGTCTTCCTTGCTTTCAACAAGAACGCCCTTGACTACCTTGGCTCCCTGCAGGGTGGCCCTGCTGGTGAGGGAGAGCTGGTTAAGCTCGATTTCCACTTCCACGCTATCAAAGGAAGAGATGATGTCTTCCACCGTATCGTCGGAGTAGATGTTTTCCGAGTTGACCTTGGGCGTGAGCTTCGCACTTACAGCCCGTTCCAGCTTGGAGGGCGCCTGGTAGGTCGCACCCGTGTTGTCGTCGTCAGTCAGAAGGGCGATGTGGATGTCCCTTAATCCGATTTGTCTTGCCATATGTTAGACCTCCTTTGGTTCTAAATAGTAAAATTTGATCCCCTTGTGGTAGAGACCCGTGTCCGGTTCGTAAAGGTCCGCTTCATCCAGCCTATTGAAACCTGCGTTCTTCAAGGCTTGCTTGATGCCGGCTACGAGAGAGCTGTAGTCCGATTTGGACCAGACATCCACCTGGATATAGTGGCCAGTGAACGCCTCGTCGTCATCTTCGAAATCCTCTCCGGTCTGCAGGTATTCGTGAAAGGTGATATAGGTCAGAGCTTGCCCGGAGTACTTCTGAAAACCGACCGGAACTCCCAAGGGGCTTAAGGTTTCAAGGATCAGTTTATTAAGCAAGTTCATCAAGCCCCCTTTGAAGTTCATCTTGTATGGTTTCGTCGATCTTCTTTTTGTTCTCCAGTACGGAGTTCTCAGCCCAGTGCACGGCGGGTATCTTCGAGGTTCCCCACTCGGTGAATTTGGAGTAGAAGAATTCAGAGTTGTCACCCTTGTTGGGGCCAATCTGAATAAAGTCCACGCCGTTGGCCGTTTCAATCTCAGATACCTGGATGTTGTCAGCCATGTGCTTTTTGTTGGAGTCGGAGCGGGGAGCTTTCTCATCCATGCTGCCTTTGACCATAGCAGCTGATTTTTCCAGGGCGTTCTTCTTGATTTGGGTACCGCGGCTTCCAAGCTTATTGACTTTGTCGATCAGCTCCTGCATGCCCTCAAGCTCAATCTTGGCCATTGGCGTCCACCTCCAAAGCCCGGATCTCCATGTACCTGTTCCGGTACTTTATATGGTCGATGCCGGTGATGTTGTAGGTCCTACCCTGGAAGAGGATCTGCATGGTCTGGTCGATTCCCTCCAGAAAGCGGATGGTGAACTTGACGGTGTTTTCTTCCTGGACTGACTTTGCTTCGAAATACTCTTTGCCATGCAGGTTTGTGACCTCGGCCCATATCGTCTTGAAGACTTGCGGAATTTCAGTCTCAAAGCCGTTCTCGTTTATGACGGGCATCACCCTTTGGATGGTGATGCGGTGTCGCATTTTTCCAATTCCCAAAGCTACCACCCCTCTTTTCGATAGGCGAAGAGTAGCCGCTTCATCAGGTCGATCATCGACTGCATGTCAACGGTTTCCCGCTGCTCATAAAGGTTTCCGATGGCATAGAGGGCCGCCTGTTTCACCGTTTCGGGTATTTCTACAAATTCAGCGAGAGGGAATCGGAGGATGTCCTCGCAAAGCTCCTCTGCAGAATTGATGCAGGAGGTGATGAGCGAATCGTCCGTATCACCATCGACCTTCAGGTATAGTTTTGCTTCATCAAGTGTTACCAGCAATGCGCTCACCTCCCAGTGTTATTCGGCAGCCATAAGCCCTGCAGCCTTGAGTTTGGCAAGCAGGGCGTTAAAGTCGACGACCAGTCCCGCGATGGTTGTGGCGGTGCTGTCGGCCTGGTACGCAGCTGGAGTGAGGGCGGAGGGCAGGCCGACAACCTGGCCGCCCTCCACGATCTCAAGTGTTCCTCCGATGACGGTTTTTTCGCCGCCTTGCTCGGTATAGTTCTTTACATTACTCATATCCCGTCACCTACGCTTTCTGCTGAAGGAGCTTGATGGCTTCGGGAAGGATCAGCTTTCCATCGACCCTTTGTGTTGCCTTAAAGCCCACCTGTCCGGTTGCGGCGAAGAGTTCGTTCAGTCTCTGGAAGGATCTGCCCTGGCGGTCAGCCACCCAATAGTAACCGAAGTCGCCGAAGGCAATTGACTTTGCACTGGCAGCGATGGTCGGAACAAAGGCGGAGGTCTTCACCGGCCTGTTCAGGATGGTGTCAGGCTGTCCTGCCTGGATGGAAGGCTGCCAGATGTACTGCCCGTTGCCATCCTTCAGTTTTCTGATAGCCTTAACAGTCGCATCGTTCATGACGAAGATGGCATTCTTCCTGTATGGGGACTTCAGGCTATAGAAAAGGTCCATGACCTCGTCGATGGTGATGGCAGTAGCTGAAGCCGCTGTAATGCCAAGCTGTGCTCCGCCGGTGGCATTGAAGATACCTGTGGGCTTACCGACGCCATCTCCAATGAAGAAGGCTTCCTCTTCCTTGGCACCGATCCTTCTGGCAAACTCCCTGGCGATATAGCTTTCCAAGTTGAAGACGCTGTCGTTTAAGAGTTCCTCAGACACCTTGATCATGGTGGCCAGCTTGTAAGCCCCGATAGATACCTGTCCGAAGGCATCATCGGACTCTGGGATCGCGCCTTCCTCGTCCACCCAAAAAGCGGTGCCCTTGGTGGCGACTACAGGGATCTTTCTGTCGCCGGATGAGGTGGTGATGACCTTGGCAATGGATCTGAATAGGTTCTCTTCCTCCAGGGATTCGACGAGGGTCTTTTCGAACTCGTCAGGCACCAGGTAGCCGCCTTCGGAATCCGTACCGATCTGAAGGGCGTTCTGCACATCGTAGCTGTTCTTGTTTCTCATGGCTTTCCAGAAAGCCTGGGTGTAGGCGTCAGATGCCTTGCCTTTTTTCATTTCGCCGGACATATTAGCTCCTGGCTGATTGGTGATGGGAGAAGCGGTGGGTCTTGAAAGTTCGGCATCGATTGCTGCCTGGCGTTCCAGACGCTCGATCTCTTTGCCGAGGTTCATGACGTCAGTCTCCATCTTTTCGTAGGTTTCGGTGTCTGCGGCAGAGAGCAGGCCGTCTGTACCTCTTTTGCTGTCCAGGAATGCCTTTGCGGATTCCCAGGCTTTCGAGCGTTTTTCTCTCAGTTCAAGAATTGTGTTCATAGGTGTTATCCTCCTTAAATTAGTGAGCCAGCAGGCTCAGTCTCTTTTCGAGCTGTTCGATCGGGGTCTTGTTTTCAGGCTTGGGCGGGATAAGTTTCAAAAGCAAAGAGTTGGTCACTGCGGTCCTTGAGAACATCACAGCTTCCAACTCTTCTTTATGATCCGTTTGACTGTCATCATGAAATAGCATCCTGTTAGCGAAACCCATCTCGATGGCCTTCTTGGCATTGAACCAGCTTTCAGCATCCATGAGCCTTGAGATCTTCGCCCGGGATAGCCCAGACTTGATTTCGTAGGCGTTGATGATGGATTCTTTGACCTCGGAAAGCATCTCGATAGCCCGCTGCATTTCCTGGGAATCGCCAATAGCAACGGTCATGGGGTTGTGGATCATCATCATGGCCACGGGAGACATCAAGACCTCTGTGCCGGCCATTGCGATAACAGATGCCGCCGAAGCGGCAAGACCGTCGATCTTGACCGTCACATCTCCCTTGTAGTCCATCAGCATGTTGTAGATCTGCGCTGCGGCGAAAACATCCCCGCCAGGCGAATTGATCCACACGGTAATGTCTCCTTGGCAGGATTCCAGTTCCTCTTTGAAGAGCCTTGGCGTCACTTCGTCGCCGAACCAGGTTTCATCGGAAATCTGGCCGTTCAGGTAGAGGGTGTTGCCTGTGTCGTCTCTGACCCAGTTCCAAAATTTGCGGTTCATACTCGTGCATCACTTCCTTTCTGCTCAATCTGCGTATCGGGAGCGTTGGCTGTGTTTGCAAACGCCCCGGCATCCTTAAGTTTTGTCATATTGCCGTTGATGAGGTATAGGTTTCCGCCTTCCTCACTTGGGATAGGGTTCATATCCTCCATCTCGCGGATATCATTGGCTGACAGCCATCCGTTTTGCCTTGCGATGGAATAGCCGTTCATGCGGCTTTGGTAATCGCCGCGGAGCAGCCCGTCCACATTCAGCTTGATGAAGTACTCGGCTTTTTCACGCGGCAGGAGCAAGGACCGTTGGAGTGCCTGTTCCCAGCGGATGACCCAGGGGTCGAGGGTGTACTTTACGAACTCCAGGGATTGTTGCTCGATGTTCGAGAAGCTGGATTTTTCAAGATCCCCAACCATGTGCGGAGGGATCCGGTAGAGCCTTGCGATCTCGTTGATCTGGAACTTCCTCGTCTCGAGGAACTGCGCTTCTTCCGGAGGGATGCCGATTTGCTGATATTTCATGCCTTCCTCGAGGACCGCCACCTTGTGGGCATTGTTCGTTCCCCGGTACACTTCATTCCAGGAGTCGCGGACCTTCTTGGGGTCCTTCAAAACTCCGGGATGCTCCAATACACCGCCGGGATTGGCCCCGTTGGCGAAGAAGCTTGCGCCATATTCCTCACAGGCTAAGGTCATGCCCACAGCGTTTTTCGCCATAGCAATGGGCGAGTACCCGACCAGTCCGTCAAATCCAAGTCCCGGGATATGGAGCACGTCCTGCCTTCGAAGTACCACGGATCCGTAATCCTTGAAGTTGGGGTTCTCATCCGAGTTCCGGGAATAGGTGTAGAAGATCTCGCCGTTTTTGTCCCGCCAGACCTCCATCTTGTTTGGAAGGAGCGGATAAAGTGCCACCACGCGTCCAGCTCCGTCACGGATGACCTGGGCGTATGCGTTGCCCCAGATGAGCAGGTGGCTCATCAGCGTTTCCCTGAACACAAAGGAGGTCATCTCGCTGTTCGGTTCATCGTGGAGGATGTGGTAAAGCGGGTGGTCGTAGACTCTCTCCTTGCCGCCCTGGCTATAGCGATAGATGTGAAGGGGCAGCGAAGCCAAGGCTTCTGAGAGGATGCGGACACAGGAATAGACCGCAGTGGTCTGCATAGCGGTAAACTCGTTCACGTTCTTCCCGCTTGTGGTCCCTCCGAAGAGAAAGGTGTAGTTTGAGCCGGAATAGTAGTCGGTAGGCTTATCCCTTGCCTTGAAAATCTTTGAGAGAATGGGTATATCCATAGGCTTCACCTCCAGGTAAGCTTCAAAATGGGTGTAAAAAAGAGTCTGTGTTTTCACAGACTCCAGATTTGGATTATGTTAGAAGACCAAAATCCCACGGTCGTCATATACGCTGTTTCGGACCTCTGTCCGCAGCGATCTGTCGAGGGCCATGATGGTTGCAACTGCGCCGTCGATCTTCTCGGTGCTCTTTTCCTTGTCCGGCTTGATGTTTCCCGCAGGATCCGTCCTTATGAAGATGTTGTCCATCATCCACCTTAGGACCGGATGCCCGCCGTGGGCGAGCTTTTCTTCCAGGGTCAGTTTCATTAGCTCCTTGGTCGGCGGAGACATATCTTTGAAGCCCTGACCGAAGGGAACCACCGTGAATCCCATGCCTTCCAGGTTCTGAACCATCTGCACGGCTCCCCAGCGGTCGAAGGCGATTTCTTTGATGTTGTATTTTTCACCGAGTTTTTCAATGAAAGCTTCTATGAAGCCGTAATGGACCACGTTGCCCTCGGTAGTCTGCAAGTATCCTTGTTTTTGCCAAACATCGTAAGGCACATGGTCACGCCGGACACGAAGGTCGATGTTTTCCTCCGGGATCCAGAAGTAAGGGAGCACGCTGTACTTGTCATCCTCGTCTTCCGGAGGGAAGACCAGAACGAAAGCCGTGATGTCCGTGGTGCTCGAAAGGTCGAGACCCCCGTAACAGACGCGCCCTTCCAGTAAATCCGGGTTGACCGGGAATGAGCATTTGTCCCATTTGTCCATCGGCATCCAGCGGACAGCCTGTTTGACCCACTGGTTGAGCCTCAGCTGCCTGAAGCTGTTCTCCTCGGCAGGGTTTTGCTTGGCGCTTTCGCAGGCGGCCTTCACCTTGTCCATGCCGACCGTGATGCCAAGGGAGGGGTTTGCCTTTTTCCATACCTTCGGGTCGGTCCAGTCGTCTGCTTCGTCAGCTCCGAAGATAACGGGATAGAAGGTCGGGTCGATTTTCCTCCCGTCCAGGATGTCCTGGGCTTTCTGGTGGATCTCGTAGCAGATACTGTTGGTGTCGTTGCCGGCAGTGGTGATCAGAAAGTAGAGCGGCTGCATCCTGGCGTCACCGCTACCTTTGGTCATGACGTCAAAGAGCTTCCTGTTTGGCTGCGTGTGAAGCTCATCGAACACGACTCCGTGGGTGTTGAAGCCGTGCTTGTTGGAAACGTCCGCCGAGAGCACCTGGTAGATGCTCCCGGTTGGGAGGTAGATCAGACGTTTCTGTGAATCCAGGATCTTCACGCGTTTTGATAGTGCCGGGCATAGTCTCACCATGTCAGCCGCCACATTAAAGACAATAGAAGCCTGGTTTCGGTCGGCGGCACACCCGTAAACCTCAGCCCGTTCCTCACCGTCGCCGCAGGTGAGGAGCAGCGCCACGGCGGCGGCAAGCTCCGATTTTCCCATCTTCTTGGGGATTTCCACGTATGCCGTGTTGAACTGCCGATAGCCGTTGGATTTGATCGTCCCGAAAACATCCCGGATGATTTGCTCCTGCCAGTCGATGAGTTCAAAGGGCTTTCCTGCCCATGTGCCTTTTGTATGGGACAGGCATTCAATAAAGCCGACCGCATAGTCTGCGGCGTCTTTGTCGTAATGGGAGTCCTTGCCCATGAATTGAGTGGACTTGTATTTCTTAAGCCTTCGTATATGCGGTCACCTCCTACAACAGACATAAAAATAGACCCCTAAGGGCCTTCCGGTACGAGGAACAGAGCCGTTAGGCCCTATTCTCGGATTTGATTCAATTCGTTTAGTTGAACTTTTTCATTAGCTCCGCAAGCGCTGCTTCAGCCTCCGAATCAATGGGCATGATATCCCAGCCCCTATCGTAATTGGCTATGACTCTGCCATCGCGTTTGAGCATCAGCTTTGAAATGCGGCCATTATCGATCCCGAACTGCGACCCTTCTTCAAAACTCTTGACCCAGTAGCTGATGGTGCTTCCTCCGACCTTGATGCTGCCTTGTTTCCACATGTTTTTTCCCTCCCTTAGTGTAGTTTTCTTTTGGTATTACATATATCACTCTAAAGGGGGACTATAGCAAGTCATATATCGCAGGTTTCTTACATTTTGCCGGTGAGTATGAACTGGCTGTATTCCTTCTTGTTATCTTGGATAAAGGTCACAAGCTCGTAGTATCCACGCTCATAAGCCATGCGCTGTACCGTATGGATGTCAAACATGTTGGTCTCGCCGGTCTCCCGGATGGCCAGGATCTGCCGGATGATCCGCTCTTTGATGGTCTCGGTCGGTGGATAAATTGCAGCATACCGTGCATAATCGTAGCCTTCGCTTTCCACCAGGATGCCCTCATCTGAGCCTTTTACCTTGACCAGGATGCAGTGCCACACCTTGTCGGCATCCACATACATCTTATCGATACGCTTTGCGATGAAGTCGTGGTCGTCGATGAGGTTCGAACTGAAATTCCTGTATTCATCGGGTTCAAGGTAGACCACTTCTTCAATGGCAAATGGGGTGGCTTTCTCGTTTTCGTAGCCCTTCAGGTCGTCAATGGTGTTTGCTTTCCTTACAAAATACGCCTTCATTTCTGAACCTCCTCGTTAACTGCCTGGCAGGAATCCTCGCCGTAGGCTACGCCGAGGGATGATCCGCAGTCCCAATTCACATGGATGGTTCCGATGTCGTCGACTCCCGTCACCGTACCCAGTTCGCCTGGACTTAGCCTTGTGAATGGGTCGTCCATGTGAGTCAGTTTTACCCTGGTGCCGGGTTTATACTTTTCTCTCAGATGCCTGAGCATATCTTGGGAAATGTTACGCATGTCCCTCAACCTCCTTGGAATCAGATTCTGTGTTTTTGAATGCCGAGCTTCCTGTCAGTTTGGAAAGCAGGATTTTGCGCTCTTGTTTAAATTCGTCCCCGATGAATCCAAGCCTTAGGAGGAAGCAGCGGAAGGCGTATTTCTCGTTTTCGATTTCCTTGGGCTTTGCCGTGACCCGTTTCTGTTCCTTAGCCAGTTTGGCAAGAGAGGTGATGAAAGCGGAGTAGGCTTTGATTTCCTCTGGGCTTACCGGAAAGGCAAACCAGGGGAAGCTTATTTTATCTTCTGTGATTTCAATTGAAAGCTCCTTGACCCCAAGGGCGTTCCTGATCAGCGAGTCCTTACTTTCGATGAGTTTTTTCAGGTTCTCAAGGTTCGTATCTGTGAAAGATTCCCGAGGGAGTTCGATCACAAGTCCTCCGATTGCATCCTCCGCGGGTGCTTCTATCTCATCGGTAGGCGCGTCTGGGGGCAGGATTCCTATCACCTCAGCCTCAAAGCCCTGTTCAGCCAGTCTTTCAACAAGTATCTCCAGATTGTTTGGAGTAGTCTGGTCATTGAAGGAAAGTTCGCCGTTCTTTCCGATGGTGTAGTCGCCGACCTGGTATGCGCAGGATGGAACCTTAAGGTATTTGGCTGGAGTCTCTGTTATTTCACTGATGAGCTGAACCAGCCGCTTTCGTTCTGTACCTGTTACTTTAAAGTTGATTGTCATGATATTGTCCTCCTTTATTCTTGGTAGTACATATATCACTCTAACCAAGTACTATAGCAAGCTAATTCTGTGGTTTTTGGGACATATTTTCAGGAGCTATTTCCAACTCACTGTAGGCGATTTTCGCCTCATCTCGCAGAAGAAAAACCTCTTTGTCAGAGCCGATCTGCTCGATGTATCGTTTGACGATGACATCGCAGAATTTTTCATCAACCTCTGCGGTGTGACAGATGCGTTCCGTCTGCTCGCAGGCGATTAGGGTCGAACCCGAACCGCCGAATGGATCCAGGACGATGCATCCCGACATGCTAGAGTTGGTGATGGGGTAAGCCACCAGAGCAACGGGCTTCATCGTAGGGTGGTCGCCGTTCTTCCTGGGCTTGTCGTATTCCCAGATGGTCGACTGCTTGCGGTCCGAATACCACATGTGCTTGCCTTTTTTCTTCCATCCGAAGAGTACCGGCTCATGTTGCCACTGATAAGGAGAACGGCCGAGCACTAGACTTTGTTTTTTCCATATACACGTCCCAGAGAGGTAGAAGCCCGCATCTGTGAACGCCTTCCTGAAATTCAAGCCCTCGGTGTCAGCGTGGAATACATAAATGGAAGCGTCCTGCGCCATTGCCTCCTCGATGTTCTTGAACGCATCGAAGAGGAAGGAGTAAAACGCTTCATTGCCCATGTTGTCGTTTTTGATTTTCCCGGCGGATCCCTCGTAGTTGACATTGTAGGGAGGGTCCGTGACCACAAGGTTCGCTTTCTTACCGTCCATCAGTGCTTTGTAGGTATCGGGTTTCGTGCTGTCCCCGCAGACCAGTCTGTGCCTGCCCAGGAGCCAGACGTCTCCGGATTTCGTGATAGCCGGCTTTTGAAGCTCGGCATCCACATCGAAGTCGTCCTCTTCAATACCATCCTCATCAGTCATGAGTTTATTGAGTTCGGCCGGTTCGAATCCGAGCAGCCCCACATCGAACTCCATGCCCTGGAGGCTTTCAATCTCCAGTCGCAGCAGTTCCTCATCCCACCCGGCATCTTCCGCATAGCGGTTGTCGGCGATGATATAGGCTTTCTTCTGGGCTTCGGTCAAGTGGTCGACGAAGACGCACGGGACTTCAGTGAAGCCTTCTTCCTTCGCGGCAATGAGCCGTCCGTGGCCTGCAATCACGCTGAAGTCCCTGTCAACGATAATTGGATTGACGAAACCGAACTCCCGAAGGCTCGAGCGAAGCTTCGTGATCTGAGCGGGAGAGTGGGTCCTTGCGTTATTCACGTAGGGTACCAGTTCCTTTATCGGAACCAGCTTCATGTCACTGGTTGTCTTGCTCATGCTTTTTCACCGCCTCTTTCAGTTCTGTGTACTTGCCGACGTTCTCCCAGGGGTACAGGCACGATGAAAAATGGCCGTAGACAGCCGTCTCTGAATATCTGGGGAACCGGAGGTTCAGAAGTTCGATGATGGCTGCCGGGCGAAGGCACCAGACTTCCATGACCGCTTTTCTTAAGGTCTCATCAGGGACATTGCCGGTGCTGAAGGTTTCGATGTTCACGGAAACCGGATCCGCTTTCCCGATGGCATAGGCGATGTTCACCTGGCATCTTTTCGCAAAGCCGCACCATACGATGTGTTTTGCGATGTTCCTGGCCATGTAAGCCGCAGAGCGGTCAACCTTAGTCGGGTCTTTCCCGCAAAAGGCACCGCCTCCATGTGCGGCAAGTCCGCCGTAGGTGTCGACCATAAGCTTTCTGCCGGTGAGTCCGGTGTCCGCCGCAGGGCCGCCTTCAACAAATCGTCCCGACGGATTGATCAGAACTTCGGTCTCATCATCAAAGGGGAAGTCCTCAAAGCAATTCCACAGGACATGGCTGTAGATGTCCTTGGTCAGTTCATCCAGGGACTTTGAAGTATCATGCTGTACGGAAACAATAATGGTTTTGACTCTGGCAGGGTTCCCGTCCTGATATTCAATGGTGACCTGAGCTTTGCCGTCGGGCTTGATCCCTTTGATGAGTCCGTCATGTCTGGTCTCGTCGATTCGCTTGGTAATATTGTTCGCCAGAATGACTGGAAGAGGTAGCATGTCCCTGGTCTCATCGGTGGCGTAGCCGTACATGGTACCCTGATCACCAGCACCTAAGGTGCTATACCAGGAGTTGTCGCCATTTCTGGATTCCAGGGCATTATCCACACCATCGGCGATGTCCTGACTCTGTTTGTGGACTACAACCATGATGCGGAATTTTTTAGGATCGTAGCCTACCTCCTGCAAGGTGTAACGAACGATGCGCTTGATATCGACTTTACCGCTACAGGTGATTTCGCCCGCCACGATAATCCTTCCCTTGGTGGCCATAACCTCGCAGGCAACTCTGGAAGCACGGTCCTTGCGAAGGCATGCATCCAGGACGCTGTCGGCGATCAGGTCGCAGAGCTTGTCCGGGTGGCCCGCGCATACGCTTTCTGCTGTTAAAAATTTAGTTTCCATATCATTTTCCTTTCCGGGCGGTCAAAAGCCGCTCCATTAAATCGTCTTGTGGAGTGAAGTTCGAGCAGTCGGTCAGGCTGTTTTCGCGCACGATGGCGAAGATCTGCGCCCATAAGCTGTAGGTCTGCTTTGAAAAGGACTGAGCCATGCTGACATAAGGGGAAGCAATCGGAGCGCCGGTCGTCGGGTGTTTTGCCAATAGTCCGTATTCGGAGATTGCCTGCTCGCATTGGATCCACCTTGCCGCGCTCATGGCGTATTGTTCGATCTGCTGCTTGGGGACCAAATGGCTGCACTTGTGCTTTCCGAGCCAACCCCAGGTCTCCGTGTATATTTCATTGGCAATCAGCGGATGACCGTTCTTCTGGGCCGCCGACAGCCAATCGGCGGGTTTCGGCATTTCCGAGCCGGATTCCGAATCTCCATCGGGCAGGGGCACGATTTGAAGCTTCTTGGAGTTGCCGTCCAGTATCTTGTCCGCCAGAGCCTTGCGCGGCCTTCCGCCGACACCAGGTTGCGGACCTCTTTTTCCCATCAAATCACCTCCAGTCAAAAGTGAGGGGGTTAATACCCCAAAAACTTATGAAAAAATTAACACGGCACCCCACGCCCGTTCCCCGGGCACAGGGTTGTAGAGATTTGATCCCCCCTACCGGTCGTGCCAGCGGTCCCCGTCGCGAGCAGTAATGGCAGAGTGGCAAGAGGTGCAAAGGGCCATGAGGTTCGATTCGTCATGGGTTCCTCCCCGTGCAAGGGGAAGGATGTGATGAACCTCCGTTGCCTGAGTCATTAGTCCTTGCTTCATACACTCCTCGCAAAGTGGATGGGCTTCTACGTAGCGATCTCGTATGCGCTTCCAGGCACGACCGTACCTTTTCTTTGAGTGGGGATCACGATCATACTTCTCGTAACGTGCTGCTTCCTGACGGGCGTGTTTATCACAGAACCTCGCTTCGGTAAGCTCAGGACACCCGGGATGGGAGCAGGGACGTTTCGGTTTGTAAGGCATCGGTTCACCTCCTTGGGCATAAGAAAAGCCCTGCGGGTTGCTCCCACAAGGCTCTCTAAGATTCTATTTCCTGATTATAATACTATCAGGAGTGGCAGGTGTCTTTCAGTGTCTTTTTGTGTCTACTTCACAGGGAGTAGGAATTTTGCAGTCATCCAGTGCCCGTGTGTGAAGCTTATGAATGTAGCGAAGGTCATAGCCCATATCCACCGCAATCTTCTCCCAAGAGAGGAAGCAGAGGTAACGCTTCTCCAGTAAGGTCTGGTGCTCTGGGTTTACCACAGCCTTGATGACACACATGATTTCTTTCTTGAGATCAACCAGCATGTCGATGTCATGATTAATATCATTCTGGAGATCAACGATCTTGCAGATGGCATCAGCCATGCGGGAGGTTGAACCGCTAGGGTTTCTCGGCATACCAGTCAAGACGGTTGTGCAGGTCGTTGCCAGATCATTCAGTGAATCAACCTGTTGGAGTTTGGATTTGATACGCATGTCCAGATAACGCGCCTGAGAAAGGTAAGTCTTAGTATTCATAACGCACCTTTTCCTTTCTCAGTTTGGTGATGAGTATTTCCGGATCAACATTCGTCAGAACACTAAACCAATCAGAACGAAAGAAGCGCTCAATTCTGGCAAGCTCCTGCTCATTGTCGTGCAGCCGGTAGTCCTTGACCGCTTGTAGCACGATGGCGTTTGCTAATTCTTGATAAGGGTCCATAATCTGTACCTCCGAATTTTTAGTTCTCTCGGATTGGCACGGATTGTCATTGATTGTCTTAGACTTGCAGGTCGGCCTTTACAGCATCTATCAAGGCGGCTTGGGTGCTGTCCTTCTTGGATAACACCTTTAGAATCCGCTCGTCGATGGTGTCTTTGGCCACAATGTGCTGCACCACGACTGTTTCAGAATTTTGCCCTTGTCGCCATAGGCGGGCGTTGGTCTGCTGATATAATTCCAGTGACCAGGTCAGCCCGAACCAGACGATACAGGAACCGCCACTCTGCAGGTTTAATCCATGACCGGCAGAGGCGGGGTGGATCAGAGCTATGGGCAGTTCGCAAGCGTTCCACTTACGGATACTGTCGGCGCTGTCCAGTTTGGAAAACGGTACATGAAGCTTTTGTAGACGCTCCGTGATGCGGGCAAGGTCATGCTTGAACCAGTACGCCACAAGAATCGGCTTGCCACCGGCGGCTTCGATGATATCCTCCAGTGCATCCAGCTTTCGGTCATGGATGGAGAAGGTGTCGCCATCGTCGGTGTAAATCGCACCATTTGCCAGCTGGCACAGCTTTCCGGTAAGGGCGGCGGCATTAGCAGCAGTGATGTCTCCGTCAGGGAGTTGCAATACGAGGTCCTGCTTCAGCTCGTCGTAACGCTGGCGCTCCTCGTCAGAGAGGCGGACGGTGTATTCGCTACTTACCAGTTCTGGCATTTTCAAAAGGTCGGTAGACTTCATGGAAATGGTTATGTCGGAGATCTTGTCATAGATGCGCTGTTCTGCTCCGGGTAGAGGCTTGTAGCTGAAGATGACCTGTCCATTTCGCTTGTCTGGCTGAAAGTAGTCCAGTCGGTAGTGGCTGATGAACCGTCCGAGGCGAGCGCCCATATCCAGAAGCCTGAACTCAGCCCAGAGGTCCATGAGGCCATTTGCGGAAGGGGTACCGGTGAGGCCAATGATGCGCTTGACCTTAGGTCGCACCTTCATCAGAGCCCGGAAGCGTTTAGCCTGATAATTCTTGAAGGATGACAGCTCGTCTACCACAATAGTGTCGAAGTTGAAGGGCAGCTTGCTTTCATCAATGAGCCACTGGACATTTTCTCTGTTGATGATGTAGATGTCAGCGGGTTTGATAAGAGCTGCACGGCGCTCTGCTTCAGTACCGACTGCAACGGAGCAGATGAGGTTCTGGAGATGATCCCACTTATCTGCTTCAGAAGGCCATGTATCCCGTGCCACTCGTAATGGTGCGATCACCAGAATGCGGTGGGCTTCAAAGCTGTCAAACAACAGATCGTTCAGGGCTGTCAGTGTGATGCTCGTTTTGCCAAGACCCATATCGAGTAAAACAGCGGAGATGGGATGCTCCTCGATGTAGCGGGTGGCGTATTTTTGGTAATCATGCGGTTCATATTTCATCAAGAAGCCCTCCAATCTGCTGCTCGTCATCAAGGACATAAACCTTGAAGCCAAGCCCGCGTAGTAATTTGTGCCTTGCCAGCTGAAGTGGTCTGGGCTTTTCGCCAGGAGCCTTAACTTCAACGAAAGCCATATGACCACCCGGTAGAAGCACGATACGATCAGGCATCCCGTCAAATCCAGGACTCGTGAACTTTGGTGCGATGCCTCCGGCAGCTTTGACTGCCATAACCAGTTTTCTTTCGATTGCTTTTTCTCTCATTTTCACTCTCTCCATCAGGGATTTTTAAGGATGGGGTAACCTCGATGCATGTCATATATAGAACTTTTCTTAGAGCTATTTTTTTAGTCCTTAAGAGACTTTTTGTGTATGACCTTAATCGAGGTTACCCCATAGTCCATCAACTCAAGAAATCCTCAAAATCTCCGTCATCAATTTTAAGCCTCAGCCCTGAAAAGAACCGCTTGTTTTTGACCTTGATACGGCCATGCCCAGCAGCCTCCAGCGCTGAATAGAAGTCTGTCGTGCTACGGATATATTCATTTGTGTCAACGCAGTAATTGCGATACGCCCGATAAAGCGAACTGGAGCTCTCTCGAAAACTCGCACCAAGCTCACATTTCTCCTCGAGGAAATGGCCAAACCAGTCGTTTTGCGATCGGTACTCCATTATGGCTTGCTGTACGCACTCCGGCACAGGAATTTTGTAATCCAGCGCAATGACCTTCTTGGCACCCTCAATCACCCATGCCAGAATGCTCTCGCCAGCGTTCTGATAGAGATACTCGCCATAGTTCTTGATGTCGCTGCTGCCCTCAATCTTGGCGTCGAAGGGTATAACAACCAACCTGCGCCAGATACCGTCATCAGAAGCGCTGACCTTCGGCAGGTGGTTTGTATAGAGCACCAGCGTATGACAGGGCGTGAAGCTGAACGGGTCCTTGTACTTCTTTTCAGCGAACACATCGTCGGTGGAGCAGAGTTGCTTGACGGTGGAGTCATTGAGCCGAGCGCCTTCCTGTATCTCGGCAGCGATAAGTAGACGCTTTCCCTTGACCTCGGCCATTTCCGGTTTGATGTTTCGACGGCACCCGACTGTCAAGGTATCCGCGGAGATGTTGCCGCTATACAGACCGAGCACACGGGAGATGGCGTTCCAAAAGGTGGATTTACCGTTGCGCCCACCGCCATAAGCGATGATCAGGGCTTCCACATAGACCTTGCCGATGGCAGCGAGCCCGCAGATCATTTGTACATAGTTGATTAGCTCCTGATTGCCACAGAAGATAAGGTCCAAACTGTTCTGCCAGATCTGTTCGCCCTTGGAACTGGGTGAAACGGACGTCATTTTCGTAATGAAGTCTTCAGGTGAATGCTCTCGGGCTCCGGTCATCCCTTTGCGTAGATCGTAAGTAGCAGCAGGCGTACAAAGAAGAAAGCAGTCTGCATCTAAATCACGCGGCGAAATTTCCAGCATTGGACGGGATTCCTTCAGCGTCGCGGTAATATTCTTTGAGTCTCGTCTGCGAATGGCGAAGGACTGATATGCCTTGGCTGAAAGGAAGGCCCGATAAGCTTCGAGCTGTGTGTCGTTCATGAGCGACTCGGCCTTTGCCTTTGAAGCATTTTCAAGGATTTCCTGCGTACCGTTTTCCGTCAGCAGTCTCATCGCTGCCTGTAGATCCTTTGTGGCTTCCTCCAATTGTCGGCGGGTAAGCTCATGAGCGACTGCCTGTGCGCCCGGTTCGCTTTCTTGCCAGTAATGGCTGGTGTAACGGATAAAGTGCGTAGCCGGTGAATACCGTAGTTCACCAGAGAAGTATTTCGCCAGAACCTCTGCCTGTCCTACATCGGAGAAATCGCCTGGCATATAGGACGTCGGGTCATTGTAGACCTCCGGAGAAACATAGCCGTCTTGCTGCTGCACCTTTGAAAAGAAGCGCTGGGCGCTGTGCCAGATAGTCATGAGCTCAGTTTCCTCAAGCGGAGGTGAGCATTTCGCAGCTTCCTCCAGAAAACACTGAAAAGCCGCGTCGCTGTCGCCATATTTTTTGATGACCCGACCGGCAAAACGGGACATGGTGGCGTTGCGACTTCCTTCTGGTATGACTTGAGTGGAACGATGCCCACCTGCCATATCAGCATCGAATTCTTCACCCTCCAGAAACTCGCTTAAGTTCATGCTGCCAGTGTAGATTTCAACTTCAGGAGAGGTAGTCCCGAAGAAGAAACGTGCAGCATCCAGCGCCTTGGTATCGAAGTATGGAAAGATGGCGTTGACCAGCTTCTTCATATCGCTGTAGCAAGCCGCGTTTGTAACGTGGTCAATGGGAAATAGTACGTGGAATTTAGGTCGAGCGGGCTTGCCGTTTTTCTCGCGCATATTATAGCGGCTATAATGTACGGCAAAGGTAACATTGGGGAATGCCTCCATGACATCGGCGGGAAGCACCCAATCCTCCGGTTGTTCTGAGTGATCATTGTCGCAGTCCACCGGTAGGCAATTGCTACCGATGTAGTTTTCACCATTCCGGTAACTGTTTCGGTATTCGGCGCACACATAGTCATGGCCAACAGCTGCGATCAGAGAACTTGCGTCAGTGACCTCAACCTTGTGTGGATAGGAGCAGTTGCCGGGGTTGCCGATGAAGTCGGCGTGATAAAGAGTGAACATCAGTCGTTCACCTCCGTTGCGCCATCCTCCAGCACTTTGATGATGAATTTGAGTGCGGTGATGATTGTTTCAAGCTCGCAGTCACCACCAAGAGACACCTCTATACCATCTGTGCCATACGGTCCGATCAGATGCGCTTCAATATCAGTGCCTCCAGCATTTTCGATGCGAAAGTAGGTACGGCTGCCGTGGCCTGAATCTCCACCCTTATAGCCGTTGGTGCCAGCCTCGACTTCGAGAACATTTGCGCTGTATATGTCACGGCTAAAGGTCGTGATAGTGGTACCGTCGATATTTCTTTCCTTTTCTGTGATAGCGTACATGATTAAACCTCCTCGCAGTTTTCATTAAAGTAGCGTAAGCGGTAGTTCTTCCACTTGGCTCTCTTGATTTCAGCCGACATACCAGCTGAGATGGTGCTGCCGAACACCCAGACCTCTGTACATTTGCTCATTAGGGCGTTGCCGAAGAATAGCCCAAGCTGGCGTTCGGCAGGAATGTCGTCGTTTAAAAACTGTGGAAACAGCAAATGCGGCGCAATGGGGATAAAGCCTTTGTCGACGGCGAATCGGCTGTAGCGTCGTGCAGCCTTTACGTTTCCTTCTACATCTCCAGAAAAGGGAGAGCAGATATAGACAATTGGCCTGAATGCCCGAAGCGCCTTTTCTTCTTTTTCGATAGCAGACAATGCTTCGTAGGCGGTTGGGTCGTAGTAACCCTCGCTGTTATATTTATCAATGCTCATTTTGACCTCCAATCCGGGCGGGCTTTTTGTCCACCTCTATTACCCAATGGAGGTCAAAAACAGGTTTGAACGAAAAAGGCTCAATCTTTTTTATAAAAATCTGTCTCGTAGCCATCGGCGCGGAGCAGCAGACCCTTTGCCCAAGGCGGTGTCCGCCCCATCAGCTCACAGACAGCTTTCAAAGACATCCGTGAATCAGCTTCGATGACGATTTCGTCGTGGACATGCATGACGATGGAGCAGTGCCGGAGTGTTTGCATGGCACTGCAAAGGATGTCGCGGGCAGTTGCCTGCACAATGTTTTCCACGAACTTCGGCCCGTAGGAATCCAGTCGTTCCCACTTTTTCGTCGCACCGACACCTTCGTAGGTGATGCACTGCCCACCGAACTTGTTTTCACCGATTCGCGGCTTCACATAAGCAAGCCGCCTACCGGAAGGCAGCGAAATGAAAAGCATCCCGCTCTGGCAGGAGAAAGTGATCCCACGTGTAGAGTTGGTGCGTTTATACCGAACCGCCTCCATAGCGGCTTTGTCCACATCCCACCAGAACTTCACGATGTGTGGATTGGCTTGTCGCCACGCATCAACCAGCTGAGGGAGTTCGTCCTCATCAAGTCCCATATCAAGAGCGCCCATTGCTTTGAGCGCACCGACAGATCCGCCATAACCGAGCGCGAGTTCAGCAATCTTGCCTTTTTGCCGCAGGTGACCGTTGACGCCATGCTTTTCAACCGGCACCTTAAACATCTGCGATGCGGAGGCGCAGTAGATATCCCCGCCCTTGGCAAACACATCCTGTCGCCACTCTTCACCAGCCAGCCATGCGATCACGCGGGCTTCGATGGCGCTGAAGTCTGATACGATGAACCGAGCCCCGGCCCTTGGGACGAAGGCAGTACGGATCAGCTGCGACAGCGTGTCCGGCACATCCTCGTAGAGCATTTCAAGTGCATCAAAATCACCGAAGCGCACAAGGGCACGCGCTTCGGCCAAGTCCTCCAGATGATTCTGAGGGAGGTTTTGCATCTGAATGAGCCTACCTGCCCAGCGCCCGGTTCGATTGGCACCAAAAAATTGAAACATCCCACGGGCGCGACCATCGGTACAGACCGCATTCTCCATTGCCTGATACTTACGAACCGATGACTTGGCAAGCTGCTGCCGGAGTGAGAGGACGTCTGCAAGATCCGGAGGTGCCGTTTTTAATAACTCGGTGACAACCTTTTTCCCAAGTGTGTCGGTCTCCATGCCATTGTCGGCAAGCCACTGCTTCATCTGCTGCACAGAGTTCGGATTGTCCAGCTCTGTTAGATGCTTCATAGCGGTAGTGAGCTCTGAACGGGAGCGACTATCCATTGCGATAGCCTCTTGGACCAGTGTCATATCCAGCGCAACGCCTCGGTCATTGATCTCCTGGTCGATGTGGTAATCGTCCCAGATGCTATCCTGCACCGGAAATCTGGCGAGCTTTTCTTGAATGGACATTTCCGCTTCAACATCACGGATGTTATATTTCTTAAACGCCGACCATTTATCTGGTGCGTGATAGGGATGATTCCGGCTGCGCTGACCGTTGGCTTTCGTTGGAGCACAAGGCTGACAGAAGTATTTGATGAGATCCTTACCTTCGGTGAGTTTCTGCTTGTCCAGCTTAAGTACCGAGCCGACGCCTTCCAGCGACAGAGGCAGTCCCATCGTCGCTGCCCATACCATCGAGCATTTCCATGAGGAAGGGTTGATGTATTTGCCGGTTGGGAGTCCAAGAAAGCGAGACAGGCAGATCCGTTCAAAGTTTGCGTTGAACGCCCATTTGATCACCGTTTCATCCATGAGTGCGGAGATAACATCGCAGGGCAGCTTCTCCCCACTGGCAAGGTCAACGACCTGGACTTCGCCGCTGTCAATACTGTAGCCGAAAAGGAGAATCTCGAAATCAGGTGACTCGACATAGCGGTATACACCTGATTTGGCGAGATTTGCGCTGCTGTAAGTTTCAATATCTATTGAGAGTATTTTCATAGTTGACCATCCTTTTATAAGGAACGGTGGTAAAGAAGTTCTCTACCGCCGTCCACAGTTTTTTACTTGAAGTCACGCATTCGTTTTTCGTGATACTCTTTATCATGAGCTTCGCGCTCTTCGTCACGTTTTGCCCTCTTGCGATCACCTCGAATGCTCTGAATCATTGAGATCAGGAACGTGACACAGAGAGCTGAGTACAATCCTAAAAGGATGTTTAGTAAAATCGTTGTCATTGGTTTACCGTCCTTTCTTAAGACAAGAAGTCGTCATCATCGTCTGTTGCGAAATCGGACTCGGCACTAACCTTGCCACCAAGAGGCTCGCCGTCGCGCACCTTCTGTAGGTTGTTTAGACCACATGCGATGCCCTTGTTGCCGTTGGAGTTGAAGGCATAGAAGCTGATGCTGGCTCTGCCATACACGCCGGAGTACACCTCGGAACGGGTCAGAATAGGATTACGGTCAGCATCCACGACGCCGGGCGCGGTAGCGGAATTGGCGTTGATGAAGTACGCATTGGCGTAAGCGGGATCGTCGGGGCGTTCAGAATCGCCATCTCTGAGCGGGGTCTTGATTGCTGCCATCGGGGGCACGGACTTGCCGCTACCTTTGAGCTTTGCTTCTCCATCGTGGTAGGCAGCCTCAATAGCGGCCTTGATCTTGGCTACGGTCTTGGTGTCGGACTTCGGGATAATGAGCGAAACAGAGAACTTCGGAGTGCCGCCGTTGATGCTCTTTGCCTCCCAGACATTTGCATAGCTCCAGCGGGTGTCGGGTCCAGTGATAACCTTCATTGGGTTGTTGGCTTTGTTGGTGTTGTTATTCATAATCGTTTTCCTCCATAAAATCATTTTTGGCTGTATTCATGACCGGGCGTTTGTCGCTATCCGGTACAAGCGTGGGTTTGCCTTGCGGCTTTTCGATGTAGGCCGCGAGGAGTTCGTCAAAGCGGGATTTGCCGAGTAGTTTCTGCATGGCGGTGACGCCGAGGACCTTATGGTCATATGGGTCAAAGCCTGCATCTTTGACTGCATCAGCAACTGCTGTTTCATTGGTGTATCTGCGATTGGAACGACCTTCGACCAATTTCCATCCGTTCCATTCCTTACCGCTAATGGCCTGCTGCAGGGCATATTCCTTGATGTCAGTAGCCCAAGCCACAAGGTCATCGATACGGGTAAGGATTTCTTCGACTTCCTCGTCCGTGAGTAGCGGCGGAAGCTTGAAGTCATAGCGGGCAAGCTCCAGGTTGGCATCGGCTCTGGCGCGGCAGTCGTGCTTTGCCTTGCAGAAACCACACCATTCACCGCAGAGGAAGTTACCGTCACCGGCGAATGCTAAATCGGCGGTGGGTTTGAGTACTTCGTCCGCCCAGCGGTAAAGTTCATCTTTTGAGAGCTCATAGGTGCTGATGTTATCGCGCCGGGGCTGATAAATGGTCATGAGAACGGTGTCGATGTCGTAGATTCCGTCAAACAGCTCCAGGGCACCAAGGGCGTAACACTGCATCTGAGGATTCTTTTCCGCGCTTACGAGAACGCCAAGCCCATGTTTGTAGTCGCATATCTGCAGGGTACCGTCCGCGATAATGATGCAGTCGGCGGTGCCGAAACCAGACTCCACCCAGCGAGAGAAGTCCACACGCTGCTCGATTAGGACGACCGGGTCGGCACAGGTCTGCTTGGCTGCTTCTACCTGTTCAAGAATGTACGCCGCGTAGCTAGAAGCGCAGTCAGCCATTTCCTCGTTGAACCAGGTGAGGTTCTCAGTCGGGTCCTTTGCCTCCATGCCCAGTGCCTGACGGAGTTTGTACTCACAAAGCTCGTGGGCGTCTGTGCCTTCAGCAGCGTAATTACTGCCCTTATCGTCGTAGCTCTCGCAGAGTCGAGCCGAGGGCGGACAACGGAGCCAGCGTTCGGAGCTGGATGCGGATAGAAGAGCGTGTCCTTTAGCTGGCATCGTTCAGTCCCTCCACATCTTCAAGCAGTGCTTTATAGTTGACCGGATCAATGCCGGACAGCTTGTCGGCACCGTACTTCTGGAGCAGAGAGCGAATCTGAACGGTGAAGCCAGCACGAGACTTATCCGCAAGGACTGCTCTGACCGCTTCCAGCGTAAGTAGCGGTTCAGTGGGTGTAGGTTCCGGCATTGGTTCACTGCGACTAAACTGCTCCGCCAGCCAGTTTGCAGCTTCGTTAATAGCTGCAGCGGCTCTGCGCAGTTCTTCGATGGTCATGGCCATGTCGCTCATTTTGCTCATGTGCTTTTCCTCCTTCCTTGGATTGGCTCTGTCCGGCGAGCAAGGTCAATTTTCTTGCTAGCCGCATGGATACAACGCTGATCGCAGTGAGAACATCTACGAGTTCATCATCTGCAGCGCAGCTCCGTGGTCTTGTCTGTGCCTTATGCATTTCTTTCACCTCCTTGGAAGGAGCCCTTGTCGTTTTGCTCTTTCCACTACCCAATGGAGGTGAGAATGGTGTTTGAACGAAAATCAGGAAAAAAGATTTTCTCCGGCCACTAATTTAGGCAGCCGGAGAAGGATGGATGCGGCATTAGATGTAGTCGCGTAGGTGCTCCCGTAAAGCGTCAAATGCCTTTTTCTTCTTGTAGTTGATGGTGGATTGTCGAGAAATGCCCATGATGGCAGCAATCTCGCGTTCTGACTTTTCTTGAAGCAGTAGCTCGCAGATACGGCGTCCGTCGGGGTCGAGCTTGTCCAGCATGCAAATAAGGGTGTCAAGCAGTTCGCGATCCTCTAGGATTGACTGAGCACCTGGAGCATCGTCCGCCAAGTCATCGAGCCAGCTCTTTTCGTTGCCGTCGTCGTCGGTCACGGTGTAATCAAGGGAAAGCTCATCGCCTGCCTTGTGAAAATGGCAGGTCCAGCAGTCCATATTGCAGAGGTAGCGCTTGTTTGCTGGGCAGACACAGCGGCCGTGCTCCTGTTGCCTGCGGCGATAGGCATTAATATCGCGGTAATAGTTGTCATAGTCGGTTTTGCTGACGGGCACCCACTGGTGCAGGTCCTTGAGGTAGATTTTTCGTTCGTTGGATTGGTTCTGGTTTGCATTGTTTGACAT